TACTTCTTCTCTACGAGCTTGAAAATAACTAGCAACTTTTATATCTTCGTAAAATTCAACCACATTACCACCAGCAGTATTAGAAGTAACATCAGTACTTAAAGAAGCAGACGCATTTAATGCGGGTCCGTTAAATATTAGAATACCTAAATCGGGATAAAATAATCCATAAGCACCATTACCTTGTGCAGCAGCTGTCTTATTTGTACTAGTAACACCACCACTTATCGAACCACTAACGATGTTAAATACCCTACCACCTTGATTTACTGTAGGATTGGTTGTTGCTCCACTGTCATCAATAAACTTATATTTCTTTTGTGGGTAACCACTTCCGCTAATATGTATTTCCCAATTGCCTGGATCCATCTTTTCACGAAGTTGTTGTCTAGCTATTGATATAGCGTAAACATAATCAGGAGTTATATTAGCACCACTACCAGCAAAAGTAAATTTTTCTTCGTTTGGTCCTAATAGTGTATTTGTTAGTTGTCTGTATATAGCAGCTGATGCTCTGTTACCATCAACACCAACAGCACCTAATGAACCACTACCATTGAAGTGTCCGTAAGCTACAGAAAATTGTGGTTTAGCTGTTGAGTCTGATTGTGGATTAGCTGAATAAACATCTAAGTAGTAATCACCTGATGAACCAGACTGAGTTGATGATGTAAAAAATGAGGTTATACTACCAGCCCCATCAGCCCACATTCCTGAAGATACTGTGTCTTTGACATTGGTTACTACATCACTTGAAACTAAACTATTTTCAGGTTGTATATTAAAATCTTTATAAATTGCCATTGTTTACTCCTACTTAGCCTGTAACGGAAGATACTGTTACTTTGTTTGTGATTGTTATGGAAGTCGTAGCACCTGTATCGTTACCAATTATAGTTAATTGAGTTGCTTTTTGTACATTTACAGGAGAACCCACTCCGATGTTTACAGAACTAGCAACTAAAGTCTTACTGTTAGGAGCATCATCTTCACCTAAGAAGAAAGGTGTGGTAGCACCAACTCCACCACCAGCTCCTTCATTCACATTCATTGAAGCAACCGATTGGTCGTGTAATATAAAAGTGTATGAACTATCAGCTACATTAGCAGTAATGGCTGATATTATTTGAGCAGGTTGACTTAATCCTGCACTAGCATTAAATGTAATCGAACCTACTGACGCAGTTATGATTGGCATTTTGATAGTATTCTTTGGAAGAGTTATAAGTTTATATCTCATCACATGATTTTCATCAGGTATTGCTTCTAAGAGTGGCATATTCTCAATTACTTTTCCAAAGGAATCACTTCCGTTTGGATGTGTAACATCAAATAGATTATAATCTACTTCGTCATCTGCTAATGCAAACTTTGTAATGTTAAATGCTTCTGTACCTTGTGCTAGTAACTCACGACCCTTTTTTGTCAAAATAGCGTCTACAGTTACGGTAGTATTATTAAGAAATCCCATAATTTACTCCTAATTATATTTTTTTTAAATTTTGTATAATGTGATTCATATATAAATATCACAATATTAAATTTTTGTTATTATTTTTCTAATTCTTCATGTGTTTCTAGGTTACCCATAAATTCAACCTTGTCTATTGTCTTTCCAAACGGATCGTTTTCCATTATCAGCTTTCCACTCTTTATTTCTTTTTCGATGTTTTTAATCCTTATCACTTTCTTTCTGTCTTGGTCTGTCTCTACTCTCTTATTCTCACCCTTTAAACCTCTTTTCTTTTTTTTCTTCTTAATTCTACCCTCTTCAAATGTTTGTGTCAATACTATTTCATCGTTACCAACGCTCTCTTTGAAATCTGGAATTATACCATCGCCTGTGTTAAGAGTTGATTCACCTTCTTCTGTTGTAACTAACTTGGTTGGTGCTGATATAATCACTTCGATTACAGGCTTGCCATCTATAGTTGTTTTATTATTATTCTTTACGCCTTCATAAAATGAATTTCTAAGACCTTGAAATAGATGACTGAAATTATCTAAATCTGTATTTTCAAAAGAAGATGAATTTTCATTCTCTATTAGAGCATTAGCTGCTGAAGTGTAAAAATTGTTAGTTTTTTGATTGACTCTGTAAATTCTTGAGCCACTAATAATATCTTGTTGTCCACCCTTAACACCATCAAGAGTGTCACCAAATGACATTGTTACATTGGAGTATTTCCCTTCGCCTAATCTTTGCCAGATACTTCTATCGATAAAAGAATCCCTTGCTTCAGAACCACTAGCTTCTTTTAGTAAATTAGTACCACTAGAAGAAACAACAGAAGATCCGGTCTCATAACTGTATATATTAATTTTACCTGTGTATGCATCATAGTTTGTTATTGAAGAACCATGATTGTAAGAACCAGTTATAACCATTACTTCTTTAGTAACATCTATAGAAGCACTATAGAATTTGTTTTCAACAATCGGTTTTTTACCAACAACTACTTTTGGCCTCTCAAAAATATTTGGTTCTATTAGTAAACCAATATCAGGTTTAGCTCTAGCAGGAATCATTTTTCTTAACTGAGGATATAGTGATTGGTCATAGTATTTGATTAATCTTATATAATCCCAAAAACTATTTGGAGCAGTATATTTTTTCCAATAATTATCAGCTACATAATTCAAACCACGATAAGATAGTTCTGTTTTATCTCGTGGATCTCCTAAAAAGTTTTCAAAGTTTAAATCCCCAACAGAATTTATTATATCATTATTAATAACATCAGTTGGTGCAAACCATATACCAACTTTGTTAGAATCATTGGGTGCAGAATCGTATACGCTTTTTGTAGCTCTTCTGCTCGGATTTAGTGTCTGGCCATTTTTTATTGGATTGTCTTCTATTCTAACTTTGTTTGTACTTCTTCTCAATGCACCAATACTTGGTATATGAGTTTTCTGTTCATCAACAACACTTCTAAAAAAGTTTCCTGTAAAACCAGCATGTGAACCTGATAATGTTGTAGTCTGATTTGAACTAACATCCCTTATACCTTCAGTATCAGAAGCTAAACTTTTGTTATCATCAAATGAGTATCTTAGAACTAAATTTTCATAAGAAGATGATACAGTATTACCATTGTAAGCTTTTGGATTAGCTATATGATTTTTAAATGAAGATGTATTTAACGTTTCTGTCCATTGACGATACTCCATAATAGAACCACTAAATTGTGCACCAACAGTTGCTAAACTACCACTACCACCAATATAAATATCACCACTACCTGTCCAAGCATTACTGAATGAGGATGAAGCAACTTGTGAGATATCCATAGTAGATGTACTATAAAGATGTATCTTACTTCTACTAGCATCATACTTACCAACATTTAGTTGATAAGATTGTGATATATTTACATTATCACTACCTGAAGTTCTAGCAACCATAACAGAGTAGAAATCACCATCATATACTGGTAAAGCAGAAGATGTTATCTCTTTATACTCTCCTTGGTCAATACCAACTTTTGAGCCAGACATTATAAAAGAAACACAACCATAGTTGTCCGAAGAACCGTTGTCTTTTAGTCTAATAAAAAAGTCTTGGTTGTTACCATCTTGTTTTTCTACAAGTATTTGATTAGAACCGGTAGCTGCTCTAAACCTAAACTCTATCGTATCCGGTTTTCTAGCAGAAGAACCATCGTTAGCCCAAGCAGTCTTAACTGACTGTCCACCTCTAAAGTCTAATGCTTTTGTAAATTTTCTTGTTATCTCAAATTGAGGAGTTTTGTTGTCAGGTACATTTGGCCCACCATATTCTTTGACTCTTAAAATAGTTGATGGGATACCATAAATATTTATCAATCCTTTTAGAGCTCTAACAGTACCTTTGTTTTTTAGGAAGAAAGGCATGTTATTTACTATTCTACCCCATATCTCTCTTGATATATCCCTCTCAGAAATATTTGAATAATCCGAAACTGCTGAGCCTGTTACTTGCTTTCCTAACGCAAATTTTGGTAAATCTATTAAATCCTTTCCATCGTTTAGATTCCAACCCAATGAATTAGCAATACTGTATATTAAATCTTTAGATAAGCCTTCATCTAACTTATCTCTCCTATCGTAAGTATGCGATAAAGCATTTATGTATTCCCAAATGTGGTCAAAATGTTGTCCTATCATATCAGTAAAAGTTAGATATGTTTGATTATTCGTATCAAATTTTATATGTTCTGGCAACAAGTTACTTAGCTTATCATTACTTTCAGTATCATATACAGACGCAGAATTTATAGTATTAGTAAACCAAGTACTAGCTTGTGAAGATGTAGTGTGTGCTAAAACGTAAGAATTAAGAGGTGTGCCATCTCCACCTGTTTTAGGCCATGCATTATCAAAAAACTCTCCCAAAGAACTGGTAACATATGAGGAACTTTCAAAATACATATACTTTTCAAAATCATCTAAGTTGTTTTTTGTTTCTAATATTTTACTATGGTAAACTTTTAAATCATTTGCAGAACCACTAACACCAACATATGAAGCACTACTTATTTTATAACTTTCTATGTTTTCTAATTTTAATTTAAAGTTTCTAATCCTTTTTTCTGCAGAACTAAAATTTACAAAATTTTCGAATTGAGAATAATCTGTATTTACTTCTACACTACTTAAACTCTGACTTATAAATTCATTTTTTAATTCTGATGCTACAGATGCATCTGATGTTAAAATTTCGTCCTCACTTTTGTATTGTGTATCTCTTTTCTGTACAGGACTTTCTGCATTTTTTAAATCAGGAGATTTTAAAACCAAACGAGGTTCTTCTTCAGGTATAAAATCAATTATGTTTATAGATTCTTCTAATGGGTCTGTCATTTCTTTTACTACAACACACTCATCAAACTCTTGAAAGTCGGATGGTAATGGTTCGTAAAGTTTAAAAACTACAGAATTAGGATACTCCGTAACGTTTATTAAATCTTGCTTAAAGTTTACAGTTAAAAATAAGTTATTATCAAATTTTAAATAAGTTCTTAAATCTTTTGGATTAAAATTTAAATAAGAAATAGAGAAGTTTTCAAATGTACCAGGATTTTCTACATCATAAATATCTGTTGTAGACTCATCTTGATCGTCTACACCAACTTCTAATGCTTTTTGTTTAAAAGACTTATTAACCTCAATCACCAATCCATCCGAACTAACTGAATTTATTTGTGCTACATAAGGTCTGGATACAGGAATAGTTTCTGATTGTTCTGTAAACGTAAAATCCATAAATACATTATCTACCCAAACAACACCTTGAGTTAAATTACCAGTTGATTGTCCATCACCATTCAGGTATAAAAACCATTTTTGGTCTAACTGCCAACCAAAAGGAATCTCAATACTAGCCTCCAATGTTTCCCATTCGTTACTATTAGCCGGTGATACAACAGTTGTTGTGAACTCTGGTGTGATATAACTATATCTTGGTGGTGTAAGTGAATTATCCAACCACTCACTACCATTCCATTTCCAAGCTTGTTGTAGACTTAGAGCACCTATTTGAGTTGGGTTATCAGGAAATGGTAAATCAGCTAATCCATTATCATATATTGGTGTAGTTCCTGGTGTTTCCAATTCACTATCATCGTTGAAGATTCCATAGTTAGCTGCAGATGGATTTCTTACGCCATAAGTTAAATCATCTCCACTTCCATCTACCTCACCACATCTATAGAAGTTATCATTAATTGCGGTGTCTGTATCAACTCCATCTTTAGAATCACTTTTTGCTTCAATAACTCTATCACCTATTATATATCTTACCCTACCATAACCTTGATTATCACCAATTATAGCATTAGCTCCTTCAGAACCTGGAAAATTATCGCTTATCTGTTTGGGTCCATCAACTCCATTATCTTCAAAATCTCCTCCATTATCACCATCTATTAAATCGTAATATACTTCACCTATGTGAAAGTGGTATCTTAAATTTTTATCAGGATTTATTTTATAGTGAGTTTCTAATTCACCTTCATTATCTAAAATAGCTGAGTTCATTGGGCCATCGATATTTTTTGTAAAGTGTAGCAGTTGAGATTGTCTTTCTTTTATTGCGCTGTCGTTTCTACTATAGAAAAAGTATCTATTTGAATTTTCTGTTAAGTTTCCATTACTATCTCTATCACCATTGTTGTAGAATATTACAAACCAACCACCTTTGATTCCTTCATCATTACCTTCACTAACCCTATCTACACTTTGTATAAATCCAAATCTAAAAATATCATCGTAAACTGTTCTCTGATTTGCTGTACCTTCATCGAGTATAACATCTCTTGTGCCAGAAAAATAGTTATCAAATGAAAAAAGGTTCAAATTATCTATATTACTAGAACCGTGTTTTTGTTCCCAAATTAAATCTTCTTTGAATAGTAAACTAGTCTCATTAGTACCAACATTGACAGCAGTTTGCCATCCTTTGTTTTCTCCACGATTTCTATCTCTTTTGTAAAAAGCATCCCCATCATTTGGTAAAGTTGCTGGATGAAAATTTATAGCTTCTAATTTTCCTGATGTTCCATTTGGTGGAGTTAGGCTATTCGCTATGGTTGGATTAACAACCCAAGAACCAGCAGAGTAAGGTGGGTTTTCAGGATTTGCTGTCCATATCCAATCACCACCTTCACTTAACGTTCCGTTCTGAGTTTGGTTAGCTAAGTTTGGTCCCCAAAAATATTTGTTTCCACTTACACCATCATTTCTTATATCTGTTACCTTCCAAGCAGCAGCTCCACCCCATATAGATGTAGGTGTTCCTACAGTAGCATCAAAAGGTGTAGGAACATCTCGTCCATATTCCGTTCTAATTTGTGCCTCAGTCATCGGTGGTTTACTTTCTATAGCTAAAGCATTAGCCTCTGTGTTAGATACATATCCGGGTGGTGGACTTGTTGGTTGTGGTTCGGTTGGTCCAACATTATTTACATCAAAATATCCATCAGGTGGATTTTGTGGTTTATCTTCATTTACTAATTCATTTGGATAACTAAGTGCAATCTGTACACCTTTATCAGGAACAGAACTCTTGACATCCATTCTTACATTTACAAAATCACCTACCTTTACACCTTGTCCTTGTAGATTAGCTATCTCTTGTCTCATAGATAGCTTACGATAAACACTAGCTGGCCATTCTGCTAAATCTCTAAATACATCATTGGTGTCCGAAAACTTTATACAATTACCATTAGCTATACCTTCTCTTTGTACCCATTTAGCGTGGTAACCTATAGCAGAAGTTCCAAAGAAATCTCCATTGCTGAATTGTAGAAAACCATCGCTCCAATTACTAACTCTTATAGCATCATCATGTAGTGTAGCATCCCATTCATGTTCTCCAGCAATTTCTAAAACATTACCCAAGTTATCCGCTTCTATTTCTTCGCCTGATGGATTAAGTATCACATTTACATCTGAACGAACAGCGACATCTATTTCATCTACTTCGTAAACATCAGGTATGGAAATGCTACCACCAACCATTTGTTGTGAAAAAATAAAACCACCATCGTTTGGTGTTACTGTAAGGGTTACAGACTCATTAGAGTTACCTAAAAAGTTTATTTCAGTATTTGTATCTTGTATGGTGTAAGGTGTTTGTATGTTTACAAAATCAGATATATAAGAACTATTTATCTGTTTAGCTCTTAATCTAACTTCAGTTCTACTTGGAGATATTTCATGTATCTGATATCTTAAATCTTCTATTTTTAATTGTTCTGTGGTTGTCGGGTTATCTCTGTATTGTTCTTCAGTACCGGCATATATTACACCATCTTCTGTGATGTAAATATTGTTTGTGTTAGTATAAACATCACCAATTTTAGTATCATTCTTATCTAATGTATGAACTAAAACTGCCGACTCGTTGCCTGCCAACTTTCTTAAAAAGTTATATCTAATAGTGAATACACCACTTTCAAAACCTAACTTACGGATGTGTGAGCCAGGATAAAATTCTACATTATCATTTGAAGAGTTTATTATAAAATCAGATAAAGGTAGATTGTCATACTGAATTAGATTATTACTAGAGTCAAATATTTGAAAGTGAACAAAGTCTCTATCACCCTTACTTCCCCATTTACCATCTTCGTAAGGTTTATTACCAATAATTTGAAAATTGCTGGCATCAAGTAAATTTTTATCTCTTTCTGTTAATTTACTAGCCATTATAATTCTCTAAACCTTCTATCTAAAACCTCTTCAACAATAGTGTCGCTTTCTTTTGTTTTCAAAGTTTTTACTTTTAAATCATAAACTATTTTAGAAGATTCATCTTCTAAAAGTTCGTTTTTGTAAGGATTTTCAAAAAGTAAAATTTTATCTAAACTATCCCTTACTAAAGAACCTTGATTAGCTGAACCAGAGTAGTTAGCCTTTAACTCTAAAGTAGCTTTATTCTGTAAGTATTGTTGTTCGTCTTCTTCAGTTAGTCTTTTGTAAAAATCTAACTTCTGTAATTCCTCTTGTGTGTAAGGCATTTTTTATCTCACTACTTTAAATGTAAAATCATCGTCAAAGTGTTGTATGGTTTCCTCTGTTGTGTTACTACCACTTACAACTCTAAATTGAAATTTGTAATATCTTTCTGCTTGTAATCCATTCATCCATAAATTAAAATAATTTCCTGTTGAGTCACAACTTATTAGAGAACCTGAACCAAATGGTACTATCACATCGTCTGTCCGACCATCTAATACTGAGTAGTAAGCGCCATCACCACCGATATTTTCCACACTACCACTCGGTAAATACTTTTGCGTTAGGTATGCTGAAGATGTGTTTGAGTAAGACTTTGTTGGGTATCTACCTCTACCACACAATCTAAACTTTACTTTAGAACTCTCCTTGTACTCAGGTCTTAAATTCTTCATATATACTTGTAAGTCTTCTAGTTCTGTAGAATCTAATGCAGATAGTGAGCCCGTACTCCATTTTGTATCAAACCATTCAACTTCTAATTTTGGTGGATATATTGTATTGGTTTGTCTTGAGAAGAATTTAAAATTACCCAATTTGTCTTGACTTCCTTCATCAGTATTTGTATCTAAATTTTCAAAACTACCACTTCTTTTTACTATAAATCCGTTATTAGGATATGTACCATCTAACCATTTGTTCATTATAGGCGTTACATCCATCCTCATATCATCAGAACCATACTTAAAAGATTGTGTAGCATAAACTTCTTCATGCCACGCTCCACCTTGCTCTTGACCTACAGAACCACTCCAAGCTGTTTTTAAAATCTGACCATCTCTATACTGCCAACTAGCTCCTTCTGTTGTAATTGGACTATCACTAAAAGTTCCTTGTCCCTCAACCCAACTTTGACTTATAGGATAGGCCCACAAAGACTGACTTGTATTCAATTCTTCAGAACCTGCATCATACATATTTAGATAGTATTTAGCGTCTGTAGATATAGTTCCGTTTACTAAAGAAGAAGATATTTCACTAATATCAAATTTAATTAATACACGAGATACTTTAATGTTACCACCAGATTGACTCATATCTTTTCTTACTTCTAATATCTCATCTAAGCCAGCATTACCACTACCACTAGCTTGATATAAAGTTGTATCTATTTCTGGAAAAACAAAATAATGCATTAGTTACCTCCCGATGAATTACCAATTACTCTACCTTCAATATCAGTATTTGGAAACTTTAATTCAAAACAACTTGGGTCTAGTGATGGATAAACAACTCCATCTTTTGTAGCACCTACCATATCGTAAGCATTTCCTGAGTAACCACTACTAACTTTAAACTTATTAGTGATGAGTACAGAATGCCCATTAGGATTATCTTCTTCAGGAGGAACAACTGCAGAAACACCATCAACCAAAGAAAGTTGATAAGCTATGTCAGCTAATACGATTGGTTGTCCTATCTGCCATTTATCAATATTAAAAAAGTCTCTGACTTTTTGTATAGCTCTCAATACAACTTCTTCTTTATTGTAACCAACCTTTGTTAGTAGATTAAATTTTATACCGATGTTTATTACAAATGCGTCCTTTATATTTACAGCATCCGTAACCATTCTAAATTGTGTTAGATAAGTTTGTATATTTTCTTTTACTGCTTGATTTACTGTAACTAATTTTTTACCTGCATCAAAACCTAAAAGATACATATTAAGAGCCAATGGATTTGCTATACGAGCATCTGCATTAGCACCTGATTTACTATCTAATTGACTATCTTGTACGACATAGGCTTTTGCTACATTACCATATTTAGGTGGTAGTGCATAAACTCTTGTAATGTAGTCTTCTTTAGTAACTGCTCTTTGTTGTGCTTGAAAGTAAGCTAAAGCATTATTTTTAACTTCTGTGATACTCTCCACACTTCTTCCACCAGCAGCTGGTTGTGGATTGTTTATAGCTATAGAAGCTCTAGTAGTACTGACAAGTGCAGCATTAAGTCCCGTTTCATCTAATTCTACATTAGCAACTTGAACACTTCTAATACTATTAGCTCTAACATTACTATTAATACCACCACCGTATCTGTATCTGATAGTTAGTTGAGTATTAGATGGAGCTTGTCCGTATGCTTTAGTTGCTAAAAAGTTTGAGGGATCAAAAGCTGTGTTTAGGTAAGTTGGTGAGCCAGGCAAAGAAGAACCAACTTCATCGGGATTTGGAACTATCTCTTCATCAGGACTATCTGATGTTCCAGCTCCAAATCTTAATTCTGTTCTATTATCTTCTCTGATAAAAGTTGTAAATCTTCTTGATGTTTTTAGAAGTTTTAGTAGATAAGGAGCTTGGTCAGCGTAAGTGTATAGCTGGTCATCATTTTTAGATGTATTATCCATATCTGTAAATACTGTATCTTGGGCTAAGTAAGGAACTTCGTACCAATCATTACCATCACTGTCTGTACAAGAAAGTATTTCTAAAACATTTTGATTTGCTAAAGCAATTCTCTTGTACTTTTCAGCTGCATTAAAAGTAAAGAACTCTGTTGCAACAGTTCCACTTGAAGCTCTTGCACCTTTTTTTAATAGGTAGGTAACAGGCACGTTAGCAGAACTTTCATAAACACTTATCGTCATCGGGTCATAAGAACTTGAAAACTTAAAGTTACAATCCTCTGTTGTTATAAAAGACACTCCTGTATCTGATTGTATCTCCATTCCAGCTTTTAAATTCATAGCATAGTTTAAATCAGGTTTAGTGCTGTAACTATCACCAGCACCACTTGATATTGCTGGAACTGTTTGAAATACATCAACATCAGTTGTAGCAGCTGAAGATAATTTTGGTTTGTATCCTAAAGACTGAGCCATATTGTAAACTGTTCTCTTCTCTTCAGCAAAAGCTAGTAGACTTTCTTTAAACTGATTGTCTACGTAATAAGAAAGTACATCACCAACGTATGAAGCCATTTCAATAAACATCATACCGGGTGACGATTCATTGAAATCATTATACTGATTTGGAAAATATATTTTAGTAAATTCTATTAAGTTATCTTTGAAAGATGTAAAATCTTTATTTAGATACCTAACTTCTTTTACTGATTTTTTACTTACTGAATATGGCATTTAATTTCTCCTATTTACCCACCACTTGATAACAAATCGTGTGGGTCTAATGCTAATGCTCCTGTATAGGTTGATAAATCTAATTCTAAATTTTCTTCTGATGTTAAATCCACATCCAATGTAAATCTTATATTCACGATAGCTCTGTTTATGTTAAGATCTGAAAATTTTGTTTCAATACTAACCACATTTATAAATGGTAAAAACTCACTCATAGCCCCTCTAATTTCTTCTTCAACTCTACTTTCTAAATCTGTGTTCTCTTGTGAGAAAGCTAGTGAAAGTAAATTTGTTCCAAATGTAGGATTACCTAACCTCTCACCTTTATTGGTAAGAAGAAGATTTTTGATATTAGATTTAGCTTGTTGTAAAGCAGTTTTAGTTCTATTAAAGAATCCTGAATTACCATATGTTAATGGCAATTCTAAACCAATAAAAGTATCTTCATTTAAATCGTTTTCAATAACACCCATTATAATTTACCATCCTTCTTCTTTAATGCGTTCATTACACCTCTATAATCTTTTGTTAAATCACCCATTACATCTTGTACTGCTTTATTTGATGTATCAACACCAGCTGCTTGTGCTGTCTGCATAGCTCCCATCTTTCTTTTCTCTTCTGCACTACCTAACGCTCCACCATAACCCATAGCCTCAGCCATTCTTGTACTATCAAAAGTCTTATTACCCATTGTTGGATACTCTTCGAACTCTTCTCCACGAGCGGTTTCATTTAGTATCTTGTTTAACGTTGGGTTTTTAGTATAACTTACTTCTTCAGGTTTAGATTTTTGAGGAACAGGCTTTGGTATTACTTCAGGTACATCATTTACATTATTAGATATAGCTTTAGCTCCTTCACTAATAAGTATCTTTCTTACCTCTTTTTGTACCTCTTGTTTAACTATTTCTCTAATTAAACCTATGATTTTTTTAGTATTCGACATGATAACTCCTATTTATTATAAATATTAAGAATTTAATTTTCTCTCTCTTTGCTCACGTAAAGCTTTCTTTTTTTCTTTTTCTTGTTTAGCTTTTTTTAATTTTAATTTAGTTTCTGAAATAAAGTTTTTAAAATTTTCTACTAGACTTGGTACTACATTCAAAACGTTTTGTGCCTCTTCTTCTTCATTCTTTACTTTTTCTATAACAAATTTTTGAGCAACTGCTACAGCAGCTGCAGCTGGATTGAGTGAAGCTGATATAGTACTTGCCTTTTCAGTAGCTTGAGCTGCTTGTCTAGCTGCTTTCAAGCTCTTTAAAACAGCACCAACTGTCTTAACAGTATCTTGAATTGTTTTTACCTGTTTTTCTGCTGTTTCTATTTGGTTAAGTACTTTCTTAATCTGTTCCCCTTGCTCCCCACCTTGTCTAGTATTATTAATAATAGTATCTACTTTTCTTTCAATATCTTCTTTTGGTAAATCAAATACACTTTGTACAACACCTTTCAATTTATCTGATATGACGCTCATAATTATTTTCCTATGCTATAATAAGTCTACGAAAGGATCATCTCCCGTAACTTCATTTGGTTCGTTTTCTGTTATGTAAACCGTATCACTTAGTATCTTTGGTAATACATTAACTCTAATCTTTTGTATTTCATTTAACATAACGTTTGATGCGTCTCCTACTTCAGCTATTCCTGTAGCACTAGAAACAGAATTAGAAAAACTTGTTAAGGATGAGAATAACTTTTCAAATAAATCTTCTAATTGATTTCCTAACACCATAGGATTAGTAGATTCTGCGTCACCCAATCTTATTTTACCACCAATAGAGTTTGTTCCTAATTCTAAATTTATTTCTTCGTTAGCTGACAAGTTTAGGTTTCTTCTAGCAAACATATGTATGTCTGTTTTTTTGGAATTAAAAACCAATCTATCAGAATTAAGTGTAATCATATCACCATCCAACACATCAGGAGTTGTTAAGGTTTGTACTGCTGGTATTAGAACATCAACCTCTTTTGCTAAACCTGATGTCATAAAAATTGAGGAACCATCAGCATTTATATTTTGTACATGTGGGTAATGTTCGTCAGCTATTGTTTGTGGTAGAACTGATTGTCTATTCGTAACCTTTACATCGGGATACAAATAAAAAGGATCACTACCAAATTTTATAGCTTGACCAAATCTACCATTAAAAACTACATCACCATATTCACTCAACAAATTTCTATTAAACTCTGTTGTTCTACTTGTAACTCTTGGGTCTGTAAGAGTATTATTAGCTAGGTTCATATTCACATGATTTTTTAAATTTAAAGGTTGGTAGTAATACATTTGACTTCCATGTTTTGCTATGTTCACAACCTCTCCTATCAAAGGGTATGCTACCATATGAGGAGATAAAGGTTTTATATAATCATCAATAACATCACCATCACTTTGACTCTCAATAAATCTAGCTCTAATTGTACCTAAGTAAGAATAGTCTGGCATTTTTCCATCACCACCAGCTATATCTTTTCTTGGTAAGCTTTTTGGGTCTAAAAAAACATCCGTTACTACAGCAGGCTCCAACTCATAGAACTCTACAGCTTCATCGATATTATCTTTTACTATTTGATAAACATCATCATAAGTTGTAAATCCACCACCATCTGTTCTTCTGTTCTTATTTTTTTTACTTTTGAAAAAAGGCATTAATTCTCAACCCTTTTAATGTCGTCTTCTATCTCATCTGAATGACTTTGTAAGTCTGTAGCCGCATCTTCTATCGCACCTAACAGTTGCTCCTTCTCAGCATCAGATAAGCCATACTCATCTTCACCTGTACCTTTACTCTCTGCGGCTATTATACGCTGTACGATAGCAGCTACCTTTACTAATTGGTCATCGTTTTTAACGTTGATTTCTAAATATTCTTTTAACATAGGGATAATCTGCACAGCAGTATCACCATCTTTTATAAAACCAACAACCTCTTTCATAAGAACTTCTAATTCAGTCTTATTTGTTTTTGTATTTTCGTAAATATCTTGTAATAAACCCGACAAGGATTTACCCTCAAATATTTCATAATCATTAGCCATATTGTACCTCATTGATATTTATTGGAATTGTTGTTATATATAAA